AGTTACTTTAGACTATTCTGAAATTCCCGAAAGCTGTCAAGACTTTATTGGTAATCCAGATAAACAGGTTCCTCAAGAACTATTTCCAGTCTATATTTCAGCAATTTCTAAATTTGGTTTAAATACAGTAATTGTTCCAAAGCATGAGCTTACTAAATACAGAGATCGAATTGCAAAGAAATTAGGAATTGAAGTGTCAGATCCTTTTGCAATACCGGTTGAAACCATGCAAGAATACTTAAGAACAAATGGTTGGACCGAAATAATTAATACACCAAGCGGTGGAGAATGGTTACAAACTGACAAATACGAAAAGGCAGTTAAGACAGGCAAGGACTATTATAAAATGGGATACGATTTGGAAAAAGCCTACAAGTCAGCAATCAAACCTAAAGCAGTAAAGAAGGTACAAGAAGTAGAAGATGCAAATTGAGGAAATAACTGCGTTTATTGAAACGCTTCTACGTAAAAGATTTCATGATGTTCCTGAAAAACAAAAGATTGATGGAACAACTTCGCGTAAACTAAATTTTGCGTGTCCAATTTGTGGTGACTCAGATAAGAAGGTTTCAAAGAAGCGTGGTAACCTCTATTTAGATACTGGAGCATACAAGTGCTTCAATGACGGTTGCATGGCCTATATGACAATGGGCGAGTTTGTTGCTAAGATGAGCAAGCAGCATGGCATCATGTTACCAAGTTTTATTTTAGAAGATTCGTACAAACCAGTCCACAATGTTAAACGTGCTGAAAATCAACTAATCCGATTCTTAACTTCAGATACATCATCATTAGTTACAATAACTGATGTAATCAATCGCTTCTCATTAAAGAGACTTGATCTAGTTTCCGAAGATTCCCGCGCATATCAATACATTAAGGGTAGAAGTTTAAATCTAATAGAAGATTTTGGTGACTGTCTCTATGCTGATTCAAGCGATAATAAAATATTCATCTTTAATTTCGATAAGAGATCTGGCCGATTGCTAGGATTCTCAATTCGAAGCCTGGATCCAAACTCGGAGAGAAAGTATATAATTAAGTCATACACTGATCTTACTCAAATATTCTCGCAAACTGGCCTAACCAAGGACCTAATTGAGGATGCCAACTTTCTTAATAACTACTTTAATATCTTGAATATTGATTTCAGTAAACCCATTAGAATGACTGAGGGTCAATTTGACTCAATGTTTATATACAATGCAATTGCTACTTCCGGTGCTTCAAAAGCCAGAAGTATCTTCTCAAATCTTGGAGCAAAAGGCGCTTCTCAAGTTGTTTTTGATAGAGACAAGGCCGGTAAAACCCAAATGATGAATTTTATCAAGCAAGGTTATTCAGTATTCTTATGGAATAAAGCAATAGGCGATCTTAAAAGAAGGTTCAGTAGTGTTGATGATATGATTGCACTGAACCGAGTAAAGGATATTAATGATCTTTTCTGTTACATTCATGATCGGGATGAAAGTTACACACTTGATGAATTTAATGATTGGCTCAATAGCTATTTTAGCGATTCCGTGTTTGACATGGCGTACCTATAAATAACTATATGAAACCAACAGAGCAAAAGAGCATCAAGACCTTCCTAAAACCTAGAGCAGGTAAGATTCAACAGGGATATTTTAGACCAGCTAATCCAGACAAATACGTAGGGGACACAAGTCAAATTATATTTCGTAGTTCTTGGGAATTCAAATTTCTAAAATGGTGTGATGCCAGCCCAACTGTAATTAAATACTCTAGTGAACCAGTTGGAATTCCATATTACAGTCCATTAGATAAACGAGGTCATACCTATTATATTGACTTTTTTATTATAACAAAGGATAATGAAGGTAGAGAGCAGCAATGGTTAATTGAGGTGAAACCTGATAAGTACACTAAACCTCCAGTTGCCCCAACTAAAATGACTAATAAACAGACTGCCAATTACGTATATGCTGCAAAGCAGTACATAGTGAATCAGGCTAAATTTGAAGCAGCCAAGGAATTTGCATCAGTAAGAGGTTTAAAATTTGGCATAATAACCGAAAACTTTCTGTTCAAATCAATATAAAAGATAAAGATGACCCAATTAGAATCAATACAAAACTTTTACCAGAATGGAGTTGACCCAGAGTTTTCTCCAAACCCTAATCACATATTCATGAATACTACTAGGGGCGGTGATCGTACAATTCTAATACCTGGTCATTTTTATTCATTTTTGCAGCTTGATCCAGTTAGCCCTGACCAAGTTCCAACTTGGGACGAATACGAGATAATGCGAAATCCATCAACTCGTGATCTTGATAAATCAGCTAAATACAAAACGACTAGACCATTTTACGATAATCTCCCAATATTTTTAGCACTAAGTGATGACGGTTGGGGGCTAAATGTTAAAATAATGGCCCAGCCATTACGTAAACTGTTCATTAAAACCTACTTAAGAATCATGGATACTGCCCTTGAAAGGTGCTATGATCAAGGTACACTAACCGATTTTAATGAAAGACTTAGAAATAAAACAGTATCACCATTCTTGCGAGTGAATTCGGACTTTATTAAGACCATTTCCGGTATTCCTGATATTAAATTCAATCTTCTGGTGAATAAATACAATAGAGAAAAGATGAGAAACTTAACTCTTATCGATTGGAACGATGTCCCTAAGTTACATTTAGCGAATTATTCGACCGATAAGACCATATCTGCTAGATCAAGCTTCTCTCTATTTGAAATAAAATAAACAATTAAATGGCAGGATTTTTAGACAGTAACCCAATGAGAGGCCTTAGGTCAAGCTTAACCGCACTAAGCCGCTTTGGTATGAAATACGATGACCTTCTTGTGAAGAACTCACAAGCAATAGGTTATATTGAAGGCCAGTTAACTGGCTTTAGCAATGCGTTAGGCGATGATCTAATGAAAGCTACTCTAGCTTTATCTGACACAACCTCTTCTTTAAAGAACAAGTCAATTGCGTTCTTTCAATTAGACTACGTACAAAAACGTGAGAGACTTAGAGATCTTGCATCAAATGGAGAAATTGAGTTCATTATTGAAACAATCGCGGATGATGCTATTGTGTTTGATGAAGATAATCGATTCTGCTATCCAAACGACCTAGTTGGAGAAATTAACTATCGTGGAAAGAACAAGGAGCAGCGTCTTAACTATCAAGAAAAAATCATTGATAAGTACCAAGAAAACTTTGAAAAGGTTTACAGTGCATGGGGATTTGACAGAGGTATTTCTGCATGGCAATACTTTTACCAATGGTTAATTGAAGGCCATTTGGCATTTGAAATTATCTATGACAATCTTTCAAATCCAAAAGATATTATTGGATTTAAAGAATTGGATCCATCTACTCTATATCCTGAAGTTAAAAAGGATGTTGGCGGAAAGATCTACTTACAATGGGCTCAACGCGATCCATTAAATAAAATGAATCGTACCTTAACTGATTCTCAAATCATTTATATTTCCTATTCAAATGAGTTTAGAACAAAACGTGTTAGTTTTGTTGAACGTCTAGTTAGATCATTTAATCTACTTCGTTTAATTGAACACTCTAAAGTTATTTGGCATACGATGAATGCTCCAATTCGTTTAAAGACTTATGTCCCGGTTGGAACCAAATCATTACAAAAAGCAAAAGAGGATGTTAGGGAATTTACCAATACTCTAAAAGAGGATATTACATTCGACGGTTCTACTGGAGAATTAAGTGTTGATGGAAAACCTAATATTCTATTTTATAAGAACTACGTTCTTCCAGTAAATGATCGTGGAGAAAAAATCGATATTGAAGCTCTTGAATATCCTGGTCCAAACCTATCGGGTTCAGAACTTTTAAAGTACTTCCAAGATAAATTAAAGCTGGACTCAAAACTTCCTTATTCTCGTTGGTCTGAAGGTCAAGGTGCTTACACCATGAATGCTGAAGGTATTTCAAGAGAGGAAATTCGTTACAATAAATTTATCAAACGTTTGAGGTCTGCTTTTAAGGAGCTTATGACTAAACCTCTTTATTTACAAATGTGTTTAGATGTTAAGGATCTTAAGACTGACCATAAATTTGCAAATGCAGTTGGTTTAACGTGGCACGATGATAACGTGTTTGAGGAAATTAAGAATCAAGAATTACTTAATAAACGTCTTGCTACACTTAATGCAATGAAAGCTGTAGTAAATGACGAGAATAAACCTTACTTCTCAACTGAGTACTTAATTAAAGAGTACTTAAAGTTAAGTGATGAATCGATTGCTAAGAATAAAAGCTATCAAGCAACATCAGAA